ATACGCACTTGTTCTGTTTTTCAACCAGACAAGATCTGGATTGAAATTCAAACCTGTTATGGCTTTCCCGCCTGTGCCATCCCCGGTCCAAAGTTTCACATCAAAAACCGTGGAAGGCTTTGTGACTGATGGGGCGGGTAGGTTTGCTGTGCAGAGTGCTTTGAAGCCGCTGGGGGCGGTGTAGGCGAAGGGGCGTTGGCCGAAGTTGATGGATTGCACCCCAGTGTCGTAAACACCAAAAACAGGTACATAAACACTTGTCAAACCACTATATGCCTGTCCCTGTGATACTCCATTCTTGTAAAAAGTAATCGTGCCTGCGCCAGCATCAAAAGCAACTCCTATTACGTCTCCGGTCGTAAACGATGCTCCATAGGAAGAAGTAACTCCACCCGGACCTGATTGCTTGTTGCCTGCGGGTCCGTAATAGGTGTAACAGGTAAGAGTGTCTGCAGGATACGTGCCTATATTCCCAATTAAATTGGACGAGGTAGTGGCAATGCCTGGATTGGTATTGCTTCCGCCTGCAGTAACTTCCCAGTACCATTTTCCGGTTGCCGGAATCGCAAAAGTTCCATAAGCCGTAGTCCAATTATTATTGCTGTTTACGTCCAGATTGCCGTTCTGAATGGTAAGGTTTGCAGCTTTCAGTAAAGGGTTAATAGTGCAGTAGTTTCCACGAACCTCCCCACCCGCGCCGGTGTCCGTCTGCGCCCCGTTAGTGGGAACGTCTACGAGGGAATCGTTGCCTGCACCAGCGGTGACGGACAAATTCGACGGGGTGAAGTTGTTCCCGTTGCCACTAGTGTCCTTCCCTAATGTGGTCGCGGTAGCTGCACTGTTGTCCGCGAACTCCAGATGCCAACCTTGCGAGCCGTAGCTGCCGGTATATGCCTTCGGGATGAGCTGGCCGGTGGTGGCGTCGGTTTCGGTGAAGCTGCTGGGGGTCAGCGCTTGGCCGTCGATGAAGTAGACGTCGGCTAGGTAGCCGTCGAATGATACGGTGCCGGTCCATTCGCGACCAATACTGTGGGTCGCAGCTTGGTTGACACCGAGATCAGCGTTTTGCGTTGGATTATTGATAGTATCAAACGCAGTTATTTGCACTCCGTTCCAGTAGATCTTGACTCGATCATTTGCCGTGGCTTGTGTTGTGTCCATCGCAAGGACGACGTGGCCCCAGGCAGATGTATCGCGAAAAACTTGCGTTGTGGCCCGCAATGGAGCTGTCCAAACAGCAACGTGCAACTTATCGTTTGTAAATCGAAATTCTATAATTTGGTTATCATTTCCTGCCGCATAAGCAGTAAATAAATGCCCACCTCCCAACGCACTCCGCTTCACCCACCCCGCCCAGGTCCACGTCTTGCGGTTGCCAGCAGATGCGGGGGTGCGGGACAAGTAGGCACTGTCACTACTGTTGAACCGGAGGCTCCTAGAAATGCCCGCTGCGGCTGGGGCGCCCTGACCGGACGAGCCGATCAGCATGTTCTCATGAAAGACTGACATCAGGCGAAGGCTTTGGTGAGCACAGCGTGGATGCTGCCGCTTGCGCGGACAATGTAGTCGATGCGATCCACGGCACTGGCCGCTGTGCTGAGTGTAGGTGCAGTACTACCGGCAAATTCCCAGTCCGACGAATACGCCAAGGTCCGCGAGCCGGTGCCGTCCTGTGTCACGAACAGCGACCCGGACTGCCCAGCCACTTGGTTGGTGGGGTTGCCCAAAGTGCGGTTGCCGCCGAGAGTAACCGAGAAGTTATTGCTATCTGCAAAATCAACCGCGATGGTGGCCGCGTCGGTCAGTGCCGTCACTTCAGCACGTTGGCCTTTGGTCCAGGTTTGGGCGGTGTCAATCGCGCCGTAGCCGCTGATGGTCTGGCCTGCAGCGAAGGTGATCGCTCCAGTCATCGTGCCACCGGACTTGGGCAGCGCGGCGTTGGCCAGGTCGTAGGCGGTCTTGACGGAGTTGGGTGTGGCGGCCGTCGTTGTGCTGGTGCTACTGATGCTGTCGGTGAGCTGCAGTTTGCCGGCAACGCTGGTGGTGCCGCTGATGACGGTGGTTGCCCCAGTGTTGCTGATCGTTACGTCGCCGCTCATGGCGACGGAAGTGGCCACGTTGCTGCTGTTGCCGACGAGGATGTTGGCGCTGGTCAGTGCGGCTAGTTTGCTAAACGCGATCGCGGCGCTGGCGTTGATGTCGGCATTGACGATGCTGGCGTTGCCGCTGACGATGACGTTGCCGCTTTGGTCCGGGAAGGTGATGGTCCGGTCGGCGGTCGGGTCGGTGGCAGTTAGGTAGGTTTCGTAGGCGTTGGCAGTGGAGCCCTCAAACGCAAAGCTGCCGGCGCTGCCGATCAGCAGCTCGCCGGTCATCGTGCCACCGGCCTTGGCGAGCTTTTCGCTCTCTAGCTCGTCGAGGGCGGCTTGGACGTTGACAGCAGCAAGGCCGCCGCTGGGGGTGTAGCTAACTTGGTTGGCCGTGACGCTGGTGATCGTCTGGCTAACGTCCACCTCAGTCCATTCGTTGCCGTTCGACAGGACGATGTCAGGCGGTGCCAGAGCAACGTTCGGGGCGTTGCCGCTGGTGATCGTGCCAGCCTCGGAAACCACCAAGTAGTAGCGGTTGTTGGCGGTGGCGGCGGCGGGTAGCGGCTGACCAACAACCAAGCCGATGGCAGTGCCTTCTGCGGTGACGGTAGCGATCAGGCCGCTTCCGCTTCCAGCGGAGGCATCAAACGTGCCAGCGAAGATGATCTCGCCCACCGAGATGCCGATGGGCTGGAAGACGTTACCGTCCCAGAGGAAAAGGTCGCGGGTGAGCGGATTGAAGAAGAATTGACCAATCTGATCAGCGGTTGGTTGCGTCTCACCGATCTTGGTGATGGCGTAGTTGGCCAGCTTGGCGCCAGTGACGGTGTTGTTGCTGATGCGGGCGATGTCGAGCGAGCCGCTGGTCAGCTTGGTAGCTGGAAGGTCTGGAATGTCGCCGGCAACCAGTGACGTGGCGTTGATGATGTGGCCTTGGGCGTCGAAGGTGATGCCGTTTTGCGTGGCGCCTGTGACGCTGTTGGTGTGGTTGAGGACGCCGCTGCCGTCAACGCTCAGGCCAGTGCCAGGGCGGACTGCACCAACAACAGAGCTGGTGGCAACAGGCAGGTCGCCGCCTGCGACGCTGGTGCTGGCAGTGATCAGGCCTTGTGCGTTGTAGCTGACCTTGCGGAGCTGATCACTAACGGGGGTGACGGTGTTGTTAATGACGGCAGTCGAGCCGCTCATTGTCAGGCCGCCGCCATTGATGATGACGCCGCCCTTCGCGCTCGTGGTAGCCGTCGGGAGATCAGCGCCAGCAATAGTGCGGTAGCTGACGGCTCCAGCAGAACCAGTCGGGCCTGCGAGGAATTGGCCGGCGGCGCCTGTGTTGTCAAGGCTGGTGCCAACAGTGGCGGTGTCGCCGCTGGTGCTGACGGTGATGTTGACGATGCCGCTGGTGTCAGCCGTGATGGTGTTGATCGAGCCAGCAGCTTTGACCGAGTTCCAAGTGCTGTTTTGCCAGAGATAGATCTTGAGGGCGTCAGTGGTGAAGCCGAGTTGGCCGACAAAGTCACCCGTGATGGCTTGCAGGGCTGCTGTGCTGGCGGCGACGATGCAGGTGCTTTGGTCTCCGAGCTTGGCGGCAGTTACAGCGTCGGCGCCAATTTTGGTGGCAGTGACAGAGCCAGTGGCAAGCGATGCTTCGACGATGGAGCCAGCGGCAAAGCTGATCTTGGCGCTCGGGATCTCGGCGTTCGAGATGAGGTCGGCGCCGAAGGCGATCAGGTCGCTGACCGTGATTTTCTTGGTTTCGCTGGCGCTGATGTCAGCGATGGCCAGTTCGTCCGTGGCTGCGAGGTTGGCACCAGCGAGGGCCTGCAGCTCTGTAATTTTGAGGTCTGCCAAGGGTTAGTCCTCCTGCTCCAAGGCCAAGTACGAGCTGGCGTCTTGCTCAAGCTCAAGTCTATCGCCGTTTTCCTGCAGCAAGTATTCGAGCTGACCCACGCCCGTGCGGAGACGGATGGGGCCAGTGGTGATGAAGTCGGCGGTCACTTCAACAATCGAACCAGGCTGGAACGCAACGGCTGCGTTTGTAATGATTGCACTAATACTGTAGTAGATTTTGTCGTTTAATTCGCTTTGTTGGCCAGTTGGAGAATAATTTTCTGTTTTGACGAATAGCTCAGCATCAAACTCGCTGCCAACTTCGGTGCGGAGGATTAGCTGCAGCAGGTAGTTACCGCTTTCTGCGACGGTGTCGAGGTAGTCCCAGTAACAGGAGATGGTGCCAGAGCCGGACATCAGGCCGCTGTACTGGCTGCGGAACTCTTCCGACAGGGCCGTAACGTCGATGGCCTCGCGGTTGGTGTTGATCTCATAGGAAGTGACCGCCCCAAGCAAACGGGTGCTGGCGTTTTCGACCTTGACGCGGATGGGGATGTCGGAGGCGATGGAGGCAAGCGTGATGGCCGAGGCTTGTTCGCCGTCGAGGGACGCGGCGAAGTTGTTGTAAAGGCGGATGCCGCCCATGTCGTCAACGAAGACGTACCACTTTCCGCTGCTTTGCTTGGTGTTGTTGGCCCATCCATCGGTACCAACGAATTCGAGAACGACGCCGTTGGTGCTGGTGATCTCCACCTCGTCGCCGCTGATCAGGAAGCCGGGTTCAAAGTCGAAGCTGAACCGGCGGGCAGTGACGTTGATGTCGCTGGCGTTGACGACAGAGGTTTTTTCGCCTTCGTCGCTTTTGCGGCGGAGGGCGACGCGACCGTAAGCGCCAAGGTAGGTGGACATTACAGCGCCACTCCTGTTGCAGCACCAGAACCCTGGAAGCTAATCTGGGCGTTCACCACTTCACCAACGCTGGCGCCGTAGGACGCGCTGGTGATGAAGGCGTTGAGGGTGACGGTCTTGCTGCCGAGCGCCAGGATGAAGGCGATGGGGGAAGTGCTAGGGGCGCCAGTGCTGATGACGCGCTTGACTTGCGTGGCGGCGTCGTTGCGGGCGGTGTCGTCTTCGTAGTACAGAAGAGTGGCGGAGCCGCTGTACGAGCGGATGCCGGGCGTGTAGCTGCGGTCGTCGTCGCCCAGCGTGGTGGTCTCCAGCATCTCAAGGTCGGCCTGCAGGGACCAGTTGGTCACCTTCACCTGCGTGGTGCCAGCGATGCTGAGGGTGCCGTCTTTGCCGGTGTAGTACTTGCTCATGATGTGGTCACGACCAGGCGGATGGTTACGGTGCTACGACCGGGCTTGACGCTGGCAATATCCGGGGGCTCTGCATAACGATAACGCAGCCCTGATTGTGGTACAAAAGTAGAGCTGCTGCCGGTCCAGCCGGCTTTGGCGTTGTCGGGCAGGTCGAAGGCGGAGAAGGTGCCTTTGGTGGTGTCGTAGCTAGAGATGAAGAGGTCGGCGTCTGCGTCGCTGATGTTCTGGTAGGTCAGTTCCAACGTGCCGCCGACGCGCTTGTTGCCGTAGAGGATGCGGGATTCGGCGCCGCTTTGCGTGCGAAACAACTTGACCGGGTAGTCGCCCGGATTGAAAGTGCGGCTCGATGGTCGGAGGTTTGGCAGGGTCATCAGTCAGGTGCCAGGTCGCTTACCACCGTGAATCCATTGTAAGAAGGCTTGAGTTCATTAGCGACCACGCTGTAGCCGTTTTCGTCGATGGGGAAGTAGCTGGCGCTGATGCGTGCCAGGCCTTCTTCGTCAAGGTCGATGGAGTCGACCATGTAGACAAGCGAGCGCGTTGTTGTGTCTTTGATGGCAAAGATCGAGCCGAACAGTTTATTTGCCTTGGGCTGGCCGTCGACGATGCTGACGGTGAGCGTGTCTTCGTTGACTTCGTTGTCGTTGCGGTCCCAGTAGTACACTTCGACGCTCTGGCCGTTGGTGAGCTGGGCGGGCGTGATAATGGCGCCATTATCTTTGATGATGCCCGAGGCACCGGGCTGAACATAACTAGCTTGCGTCACCACGCGGATAAAGTCGCCGGGTGCCAGGCCGAGGCCGTAGGGCAGCGTTTGGAAGCTGACCACATGGGTGCGGTGACGGCGGGCGCTCAGGGCGTATTTGGCGAACAGTTCGGCGTGGTAACGGCTGGTGATGTGGGTGAAGTTGAACTCCTCCAGTGGGCCGTTGGGCTGGTCTGTGTAGTACACGACCGCTGTTTGTTCTTGAGGGAACCGATTAGGGAGTTCTGTGCGGTAGCGCACCATGGCACGAATGGGGAGACGCTCTTGCGCTTGGACATACTCAAGCTGGAACGAGTCTTCGATGATGTTGCCTTCGGTGAAGATGCCCGAGATGGGCACCTTGACATCGAACATCGTGTAATTGCGTGTGGTGTCGATGGGGAGGGCAGGCTCGATTGAAAACTTGCCGCCGCGCATGACAAGGTTGCAAAGCAGCGAGGTGCTGATGCGTGCCAGAAATTCGCGCAGGTTTTGCGGTTCAACGATCACGTCGTCGTAATACAGGCCGTTAGCTTCGAGGAAGGAGCCGGTGCGGGCAAACTGGGCGAGGTCAACAAGATCGCTACTGATCAGCTCGCCTGCACCAGTGTGGGGATTAATGAGGAGGTAGTAGGCGAGGTCGGTGAAAATGTTGGAGGAGTCCGTGGTAAGGACTGTGTTGCCGTTGGAGTTGCGGCGGATGTTGGTGACTTGGATGCCTTTCTTTTGGTAGATGTGCAGTTGCTCGAAGCTACTGAGGCTGATACTGCTGCGCACCTTGATACCTGCCATAGCGCAGCCCGTGTATGATGCAACGCCGTTACGAACCGGATCATTGGCTAGGTTTTCGTTGACGTAAACCAGCTCGTGCTCAGGGCCGTTGTCGCAACTGCGCGTAATGAGGTTGTTGTAGTGCGAGACTTCCGCGATTGCACTATTTAGTTCAAACTGGCGGGGGCCAGAAATAGTGGTATAGGTTCGGGTTGTGGGGGGTGTATTTACCTCGAAAGTGTAGTCAATGTTGCTCCCATCAAACAGTTGGCTTCTGATTACAAATCGTTCTCCCGGCTGCCAAGAACCGGTAAAAGAGGCAGAAATAGACTGGGCGTTGATAATTGTCCAAAAAATTGAACGGGTGGCAGTGGGGTCAACTGGCCCTAGGTTCTCCACGCGTAAACGTATGTTTAGTCGAACACTGCGACCGCCACTATTAAATTGAAACGCATTCTTGTCTGCTTCAGTAAATTGATATTCAGCTCCGACTGGCAACGCAATGTAAGGAACGTCAACCGGACTATCTATGACATTGTCGGGCTCCTTGCCAATGGCTTTTGAAATGCCGTTGCTGATGCGACGGATGTCAGCCGTCGTGTTGCTTCTGTATTCAAAAGCAGTGACAAGCTGCACGCTCGACAAAGGAGCTGTTGTGACCTGACCACTTGACTGCACTGGCTCGCTAACCATTTCAGAATGGAGTGCTAGCGCTGCAATGTCGTCGTAAAATCCTTGAACTCGGATAGTAAAGCTCCCGTATTGTGTGATGATATTTCGAATGTCTTCAAATGCTCTTGTGGAAGTAATGCCTTCGCTTTCTAGGCGGATGCACAGACCACGGCCGATAATCTGGTTGATCTCACCAGAAGTAATCGGGCGGATACGGTATTCAAATTGATCGAAGGGTTGCGCAATACGGATGAAGTTGTACTGATCCTGTGGCGCAGAACCAACAACGCAGAAGGGGAACGGATTTAACTTGGCCCAACCTTCTTCAGAGTTGTAGTCGTTGTTGGCAGGCCTGACGTAAAGATGGAAGAAAGAAGCACGGCGGGCGTAGGACTGGTTTGTTCCTGTGGAGAGACTTGTGTTCTCGACGTCGTACCTGTGCAGCTTTTCAATGGAGGGAACTGAGTTGAAGTTGGTGATGCCGTTAAAGCGAGTCCAAACATTACTCTTGATGCCGATTTCGGTGATTTCACAGGCACGAGAGTTTTGGAACGTGGCAATTTCCGCTTTGCAGATAGGAAACCATGCCTGGCCAATGTCAAACAATGGGCCGTCAGGACCCTCGGGGAGGTTTGTATTTGTCGTAATAAATGGGCGGTGGCATACGCCGACATACCCTGGACCGCCATCGCCATAGACGGCTCTGCAGGTTAAAGTAACGGTGAACTCATTGCTATCTGTTTTGTCGTAAACATTGTTTGAGGGATTTCTTGAAGTCACCTCAAACATACAGTTGCCGATCATCCATTTGGTGCCGATCTTCAGCAACTCGTCCTGTTGTTCGTGTTCGGTTTGGATGGCGGAAATGATTTGTTTGTTATCAACGGCATCAAGGTCAGGGTTGGCATAGGTATATTCCAAGCCGCGCTGTCTGTTGGCAATAATGTTTGGGTTACTTGTGTCATAATACAAAGTTTCTTGCAGTCTTCCCGCGTTGTAGATAACGGTGACAGTGCCACCGACAACCATTTGAACGCGCAGGCCGTTGCTTTGCTGCGGAGATGTATAGTCGGTGCCGTTGACGTTGGCTGAGACAATGCCGAACTGGCGGGCGTAGTTGCGGCCCGTTCCAGCCATTTTGGGATTGCCCGCAATTTGAAAACGCTTGGCCGTGTAGGAACCTGCTGTTCGCTCGGAAGCGCCGGAAAGATAGGAAACAACATCCCAGTTAAGGCGGTATGGCGTGCCGTTAGGAAGACCGCTATAGGCACCGAATTGAGTGCGCGACGATGGGGAGAAAGAATGGCAAAAGGCGTTTGCTGAAGAAGCTCCGGCAAAAGATTGAGCATTAAAAGCGTTGTCGCTTGAGCCTTCTGTTGGACCAAAACTGCCGTAGCGGTTGTTGTGCCCAAACAAGCGGCTGTCTGGCGTGGTGCGGACGCTACCGGACAGGGCCTCGTAGGTGGTCGTACCAGCGATTGGCGTGCCGCCTTGGTAGTAGTACCAGCGGTATTCGCTATCGGGAAAAGAATCGAGGGGAAGTTGGCCGATGTAAATACCGGCACGATCGGCGGCGTTTTCAGGACTATTTGGGTCTTGTGGGTTTCCGTATGGGCCTCGGGGCATGGGCGATTGCCCTGCCAGGAAGACCATGCTGAGGCTTTGGTAGCCGCCCCAGCTAAACATGCGGCTCCAGACCAGCTTGGGGCTGATCATGATGCCGCCGACGTAGTAAAAATCAGTGCGGCCGTTGATGTTTAGCTGGACGCGCTGTTGTTTAGTGAAGACAATGGGAATCGTTTCGCCGTAGCGGCTTAATTCTTGGTTGGCCTGAAAGCCGTATGTCGGGGCAAAGCGGTCGCGGCCTGCAATGCTGTCAAGCGTGCGGTTGCCGCCTTGGCGTTGTTGCGCAGGCGGCCTGGGTGCCAGCAGCAGCGAGAGGCCCTGGGAAACGACACCGAGGACCAGTGAGATAATGGCAATTATTTCCGCGCCTGTGTTCTCAATGTCCGGAATATGGGCATATTCCGCCGGACGTTCGCGGCTGAGCCAGTCGATGCGTTGTTTGAACTGTAGATATTCCTGTTCGGTGCAGCCCAGTTCCTGGACTAACTGGCGTTCGTAGGGGAGCAGTTGCTGCGGTAGCAGCGGAGTGCAGGAAACGCCGTAAGCGGGTGCCAAGTGGCCGCTTGCAGGGTGGCTGTTATGTAGAGGATGCCGTCCTGCCAAACTGTCCCGAAAGCGTAATTCTTGTGTGGTAGGAGAACCACATCTCCATCATACAAAGGATGTGGCACGCGGCGTCCCCAGTCGTGGATAGCCTTGAGGATTTTGCGAGGTGGGGCGTCGTACCAGTAGGGGTCGAAGGCGGGGGTAGCGATGCCGAAGCGGTCGAGGGCGGTGTAGACGAGATGGATGCAGTCGATGGCACCATCAGGGTCGGTGCCGTCTGCGCCGAGGCGGTAGGGACGACCGATTAGGTCGTACATCAGCTCAGGCGGACTTGAGCAGTAGTGGGCAGCGGGCCAAACACGTCTTCAGTAATGCGGCGTCTTGGCACGTCGCCACCAACGGCGTCGATGACAGAGGAGATCTCCAAGCGGAGTTCGGCGTCGCTCCAGATGGCGCCGGCCACTTGGCCTGCATAGGAGCTGAGCACGCGGTAGTCGGCCTTGTTGTCAGGATTGAGCATCAGCATGTCCACCAGCACCACCCAACTGCCATCGACCAACGTGGAGGCCCAGCTACGGCTGAGGGAGTTGTTAGGCAGCGCCAGTTGCGTGGACTGGTTGTCGCCGCTGCGGTTGACCGTGACGCCAGAAAAGCCGAAGGGCAGGAAGCCGTGGGTGTTGCCGTTGTAGGCGACGTTTTCGTTGATCCAGAAGTTCTGGAAGTAAAGCGGGGCGGCGCCGTCCGTGCGGGGCTTGGCCGTCAGCATGTGACCCAGGGCTATTTCGGTCTTGAAGCTGGTGTCCATCAGTTCATGCCGAGGCGGCTACGGGTGGCGCGGGACTGCTGCAGGCGGCGGAGGGTGCGCTGTTCGCCTTGCGTGGCGCCTTGCTGGGCGGCTTGGGCCATGCCAGCGCGGAACTGGTCGGCGGTGACGTAGTCAACGGAGTTGATGCGTTCCACGGTGTAGCGCACGTCGATGGCGGCTGGTGCCATTGTGGCGGTGCCGCCGCCGCTGCTGGTGTCGTCACCAGCCGGAATGACTGCAGAGCCGCGTGCGCCAGCAGCATACCGGCTCATGGCGGAGCGCATCTTGCTGGCTGGGATGATGTACTCGGCTTGCCCGCCTTCGCCGACCATGGCGCGAGTGGGGCCTGTAACAAAACCGCCATCGGCAAAAAAGGCCGGGAAAGTAGCTCCCCCGAAAGATGGTCCTATCGGCGTGATACCGCTGACGCCTCCGTAACCAGCACCGCCAAGGCTTCCACCAATTCCCCCAAGCGGACTCGAACCAGTGGAAAGTGCATTAGTACCAGAAAGATTGAAGCCTAGGCCTAAGGCCTTCAATATGCTGCCAAGAATAATCATCGTCATCTGCTGAGCGATGATATTTACAGCCATATTTATGAAGGCATCTCCGATTTGCTGGAACGTGTCTGCCAGTGCTTGCTCTGTAGATTTTGCGCCACTAATAATTTCACCGAACGCAAGACTAAAAGCATCGCCAATTACAGTTGCTCCTGTTGCAATACTATCTACTTGGACTTTTACAGGATCTAAATTTTGCTTTAATTCCGATAATTTACCAAAAATACCGGCTCCGGTGCCGCCCTCGCGGCTGATACCGAAGTTGTAACCTTGAATTATTATATCAAATAATTTTTCAGCTTCGTCTGTCTGTTTCTTCAGCGCTTCAGTCTGGAGATCAATTAGTTCCAAGCGCCGAATTTCTTGGTTTTGCGTTGTTAGAGACGTACGTTGTTCGGCGTTTTTAAGTTCTGAAATTTGTTTCTGCCTGTCCTCAAAGTCAAACTGAATCTGAAGACGCTTACGCTCGATGTCTGTGGTTGTGTTTAGTAGTTTTACTTGACGTGCAAATTCTTGGGCAAGGGCTCTTCCTTGTTCCAGGGAGCGCTGGAGTTCTTCGGCCGTTTTGTCTTTTTTGGGTTTTGCGCCGGTGCTTCCCTCGGAAGGTAGTTGGGATGGTACGCGGATACGATCTATCTGAGGAGTTGTGCCGGGGCGTGGAATACCTGCAGGCCAGTTTTGGCTCATGCCCTGGTTCAAGTTAGTTGGCGATGCAATACCAGGGGCTCTACCGCCGTTTTGTCTCAGCGCTGCTATAGCAGAAAGAATTTTGTACGATGCTCCTAAACCAGGGATCATCCCGATAACGGAAGAAGTTACATTGCTGATTAAATTTGGAATACCCGAAAGGGCATTAACTGCTGATATACCAAGATTTACAAATGCGCCTGTTGTTTGAGAAAGTAGTAGGACAACAGGTTCGATACTTCTGAGTATATTGGTAAAAGCTCCGGCAATACGGGTTACCAGTGTTTCTCCGGTACTTTGAGCTTTGTCGGCTTGTAAATCGAAACTAGCTATAATTTTTGTTGTTAAATTATCTACAGCAAGACTTATTTGTTCAAATGCTTCTTCATACGCGGTGCGCGTTTTTCCTGGTCCTTTAGCGCTTTCATTGGCAAGGTCTACAAAAGCATTGGCAAGATCTTGTACGGAAATTTTTCCGTCTTTGGCCATTTGCAGCAATTCGCTGCGCGTAACATTATAGGAAGCTGCTAACTTATCTTGTATCGGTATATTTTGACTTGTAAGTTGATTTAGTGTAGCTTGTGTTACTTTTCCAGATTCAAGCGCAGATGTAAAAGCATTAGCAGTCTTATCAATAGATCCACCGTAAGCAGCAGTTAGTTGGGTAAGTGCTTGAACAACACTTGCTTGATCGTTTAGCTCTAGACCTAGTCCCCGAATATTCTGGACAGCAGCGGTAAACTTTTCGGCGTCAGCACCAGCGAGCTTGAAGGCTTCCTGCAACTTGCGTGTCTGGTCTGCGCTGAAGCCGATGTCGGCGGCGAGTTCTTTGATTTTTCCGCCTTGTTCAGCGATACCGCCAAGGAGCGTTCCAAGGAGAGAACCAGCGAAGCCGCCGGTGCCGCCGAGGAGACCACCAAGTGCGCCGCCGAGTGCGCCGCCGGTTGCGGCTCCACCGCCTTGACCGAACAGTAGCGGGAAGGCGCCACCGATTACGGCGTTGCTGACGACACCGCCGAGGCGATTGGTACCTCGTCTACCTGGGGCGGCGGCTTGGGGGCGTCTGCCGAATTGAGATAGAGGAATGGGCCCTTCTACCGGGAATGGTCCGGCAGTACGCCCAGTCGTACCGGGCATAGTGGTTGAGGGTACACCGATGCCTAGACGGCGCTGGCGCTCTTGCTCGCGGTTTAGCTTTTCTTGGAAACGGATGCCGCGAGCGATCGATTCGTTGAAGGCTTCTTGGTTTGTTTGGATGCGTTGGATGCCTCGGGCGGTTGCGTTGAGGAGGTTGGTGTCTGGGAGGAAACGGTTGAATTCGGCGTCTACTTTCTTTGTGCTTTGCGCCAGTTGGGTGTTGGCCTGAGCAAGGCGCAACGTGGCCTGGGCTTCGTCGAGGGTGCGGGCACCTCCAAGGCGTTCGATGGGGCCAGTTACGCGGCGGCGGGCGCCACCGGACATTAGAGGGGAGCCAGGGGCTGCGGCCGGCAGCATCAGTTGGGCTGCTGGTGCCGCGAGGTTGAGGGCGGCGACCTGTTTGGCTATGCGCTGTTGACGCAGGAACGCTGCGGTTTGACGGTTGGCGGCCTGGGCTGCTTCGTCTGTACGAGCGATGAAGTCGCGTTGCCGGTCGTTTAGTTTTTCGATTTGACGGGCGGTTTCGGCAGCTGCGGTGGATTGCTCGCTAAGGGCGACGCGACCTTCGGCCCGCATGTAGAGGGAGCGGGAACCGGCTTCGCGTATTTGCGCTTGGCGGGCGATGGATTCGCGGAAAGCGGCCGAACCACCTTCTTCGCCGCGGCGGATCCGGGCGATTCGTTGCTGCAGTTGTAGGCGGCGGGCGGCGTTAGGATCAACCGCTCCAAGCAAAGCGTTTTGGGCTCTTTTTTCTGCCGTCAGCATTTTTTCGACGGCTAACAGCTGATTCGCTGCTACAACGGATTTCTCCGTGAAAGATACGTACTTGTCGAGTTCTTGTTTTGCTTGGGACAGTTCGGCACGCAACAACTCCATGGGAGCTGCGGTGCGTTTGATCGTCTCTTCAACTTTGTTTAACCCGGTTACGATGCCAGCGATATTTGTTACTGTTTGTGCGCCAATCGCTTTGTCGATTGCACTCCCGAGGCCCACGGCTGCGGAGCTGGCCTTGAGTAGCTGCGGCGCGAAAGCCATTGCAGCGACAGTGGCCAATCCCATTGCATTGGGAATGTGGCCGATTTGAGAAAGGATGTCGCCGACAACAGCCGGAACACCGCCGAGCGAGCTGTTAAACGCTGAACCAGCCGCTCGAACAGCTCCTGTTAAGGGTCCTAAGTTTGCTGTGGCTGTAGATATAGAGGCGCTGAGTTGTCCGACGCCTAAGATTGCGCCAGTAAATAGGCCTCTGGACAGGACATTTTTTGCTTCCTGGCCGAAATTCTGGATGCCTTGGGTAGCTGCACGTATACCGCCCTGGATCGAGCCGGTACCAACGCCGCTGGCTGTTTTTGCAAGCTGGTCGAGTTTGGCCTGAAGTTTGTCGAGGCTTGTGTCGGCCCGACGAGTATCGGCGCTTACTACAATTTTGGCGTCGTACTCGGCCACGTACGTCCGTCGGAGCGTATAGCCAGTCTACAGATGAAAAAGCCGCCGGGGTTAGCGGCGGCGTTTGGCCTTTTCCAGCTCTTTTTGCTGGTCCTCGTTGAGGATCTGGAAGTAGGCGCTCCAGCCGATCAGTTCTTCGGCGGTCATGGTGGCCCGGACTGCGCTGAGGGACATGCCTAGCTCTTTGGCGACTCCGAACTGGAGCATGAGCCAGTTGTCCTTGCGGAGTTCGGTGCTTAGTTCTTTGGGTCGATGGGCTCGGCGTCGTCGGTGATGATGGCCAGCATCAGGGCTTGGAGGTCCTTGTCCTTGACCTCGTTTTTGAGGACGTCGATTTCGCCGGCACTAAAAATTTTGGTTCCGGACTCGTCGAGGGCCTTGGTGATCAGGAGTTGCAAGGCGAAGGCGGTGGCGTCGTCGGACTTGGCCTGCTTTTGGGCGCGTTCGCGCTCGGCCATGGTCAGTGGGGTGACCCACATCTCGAAGGTGCTACCGTCGCTGAGTTCGACGGACTTTTTGACGGGCTCCAGGTTGGCGGCCTTGCGGAGGCGGTCGATAGCGCGAGTTGGAACGGGCATACAACAGAGTGTTGATGTAACTACTGTAGCGCAATAGACATGAAAAAGCCCCGGTTTCCCGGGGCCGTGGGGTGTTCCAGTAGATGGATCAGGACTGGGCGAAGTCGAAGGTGGGGGTGCCGGCGGGGCGGAAGTTGACGGTCACCGATTGGGCGTCGTCAGGGTTGATGTTGAGGCTGGCCGAGGTCAGCACGGCGTCGAAGGAGATCGAGCGGCTGAGGGTTTCGCTCAAGCTGCCGCCGCTGAAGACGCGGTCGGTGTAGAGCTTGAAGGCGGCGCCGGTTTGTTGGCGCTGCAGCACGTCCTGGATCATGCGGTTGGACAGGGCGGCGTCTTCGTTGGTCATGTAGACCGTGGCGGTGCCGGTGCCGTCGCCGAAGCCGCTGATGTAGCTGCGGAAGGGGACGTACTGACCGGGGGTTTGGCCGATCGTGGTGACGTCGATTTCGGCGCGGCTAATCTCGAAGCTCCAGTCGCGGACTTGGCCAACGACGGCGAAGTCGGCGTAGTAGATCTCGAACTCGTTGGGGGCGGCAACAGTGCCGTCATCGCTGAGGTTCACGGCCGAACCACCGGCGGTGGCAGAGACCTGCAGAGCGCCAGTCGAGGCGGTGTAGGCGATGACGTAGTAGGTGGTGGCGTCAGAGAGGGGGGCGGGCAGGGTGCCGGTGCCGGAGCCGCCGGTCTGGCTGTTCACCACGCGAAACTTGACGGGGTCGCCAACCTTGAAGTTCAGGAAGGTCTGGACCGTGATGGTCTCGGAGGTTGTATTGACGTCGGCTTCACCGAAAGATCCGGTGGTGCCGGCGGGCTTGTAGTAGAGGGCGCCGGACGTGCCGGACAGGACGGTGGTGGCCATGGGGCGTACCAGTAAATGTCGTGGTGGGGGCGGGCACTGCCCGGCTTAGTACAGATTAGCGTCTTCTGTACTTTGTATCTAGGAAAGCACCGTAGCCACGTATGAGGTCTCGATGCGTCCCATGAACAGAGGTGATGCTTCTGTAGCGGAGAATGTGGGGCCGTTTATTTCACCGACGCGGAAGTAGACGCCTGTTGAAGGTTTTGCAGTGTTGTTGAGGGTTTCTAGAACGTTGACTGCGGTGGTGATAAGGGTTTGATTGCGGGCGGGACCTTTGCCTTTTTCGGTGAAGATGCGGATGACGATTGCACCGCGTGCGTTGTCCATGCTACCGACGAGCATGGGTTCGTTGGTTAGTCCGAAGGTGACGTTGACCTTGACGTGTTCGGTTGTGGTGTTGGCAGGGGCGGCGGTGATGTTATCGAAGTAGACCGGGACCGGTGGAACGAGGGCGTTGAACGCGCTTAGTAGTGGATTTTCGACCGCAGCGCGGATGGCTTGGTAGTTCATTGGAATTCAGTATTGACCCCACGCTCCAGGGCTCGTTGCATTTTGCCGCCTTGGACGTAGGTGGGGTACCAGTCAAGAGGGGCGGTGGAGCGGTTGTCGCTTGCTCCTTTTGAGCGCGGACCTATTTGACCGCGACGACCGCCGACCGGGCGAGTTCCACGGAAGAGGACATCGCCTTCGGGTTCGTAGCCGGGGTAGATGAAGCCTTCGCTGGGGACTTCGAGGTCCATGGCAACGGCGGCGTGGGGGGCGCGGTTGCCGACAATAAGTTTTGTTACTCGTGCCATTTCGCGTGCTGTTACGGGCAGTTCGGGAATATCCGAGAGTTTGTATGGATAGGCGGCGGGAATGGATTGGCCGGTGGCTGGGGAGTAGGCTTCCCAGCTGTCGCGGAATTCGCCGCTCCAGGTAGGGCCGGCCTCGGCGAGGTCATTCATGATGTTGCGAGCGACTGTGCGCGTTGTCTTGTTGACTTTGACGCGGAGATCGCGCTTGGCTTTGGAAATCGCTCCCATTACTGCGGCCTCGCAATGATGGTGTGAAGGATGGGGGAGTCGCCGCGGTAGCTGGTGATGTTGATGATTTTGGCCTCGCGGGTGACGCCGGCTTGGGTGTACTGGATGCGGTCGGCCTCGGTGGGGTAGTACGTCCCAAGCTCGCTGGCGCTCATGATGATTTTGATGTCGGTGGACTGGTACAGGCCCTCGGATTCGCGGGAGCTGATGGGTGAGATCAGGCCTTTGGCGGTGACATTGGTGTCGGCTCCAGTGACTGCGCCGGTGGTCGGGTCGTAGGTGCGGGGGGTGGCGGTTTTGATGAACGTGATGGATTGGCCCCAGTCCGCGATGAGGGATGGGGGGATGGAGGCGAAGGTGTCGTCGATCAGGCCCATGTCAGCCTCGGAATAGACGGACGGCGTAGTTGGCGGCCCCGCCCATGCAGTAGGGGCCGAGGTAGGACTGGAGCCAGGGGTAGACGTCGAAGACGTTGTTGATGAGGCCGCTGGTTTGTGAAGTTTTGTTGTATTTGACGCGGAGGTCGCCGAGTTCGACTTCGTCGTAGATGCCTGTGGTGCCGGTGGTGCCGGTGATGGCGTCGGTGTCGTTGGCGAGGGCCCGGGCCAGCTCGTAGGTGGCGGTTTTAATCGGGTCCGGGATCAGGGTGCAGGCGAGGTCGATGCCGTCGACCGTGTAGTCCTCGCGGGGCCACTTCAGGGCTTGCGTGGTGGTGCAGCGGTCGCCGTAGAAGCTCAGGCCGTCGATCCAGCGGGTGGCGGAGATAAGGGAGCGGTTCTTTTGGTCGTCGGTCTTGTTGGTCCAGGTGGAGGAGTCGGGGACCGTCTCGAAGTAGGCGTTGGCAGCCGCGAGCGTCACGTACGAGTTGGCGTTGGCGCCAGACAAGGTTGCGTCGATGGCGGCAGGCACGGTCAGTACAGTCTTTGTCTGAGTCTAGCCTCGGTTGTGAGTTTTCTTTGTTT